GCTCGCTGCGGATACCCCTGACGACGTGCGACGCCTACTGTCCCTGGAGCTGAGTGCCGCCTGGGTGGAAGAAAGCCGTGAGATCGACCCTGAGGTGTTCCAGGGCCTGCAAGGGCGGGTCAACCGGTATCCGAGCCGTATTGCTGGTGGCGTGACCTACCCAGGGCTTATCTTCAGTACCAACCCGCCACCACTGGGCTCATACTGGCACGAGACTATCTCGAACCCACCAAGCAACACGGAGATATTCATCCAGCCCCCCGCACTGTTACCCGACGGCCAGCTTAACCCGGAACGCGAGAACCAGGAAAACCTGGCGCCGGACTACTACGAGAACGTGCTGGCTGGCAAGACCGAGGGCTGGACCTCTGTGTACCTGATGAACCAGTTCGGTGCCGGGGACTATGGCCAGCCGGTGTACCGCAGCTCGTTCAAGAAGTCGTTCCATGTGGCTACTGAGCCCCTCAACGCGATACCCCAAACCAGCTCACCACTTGTCGTGGGGATGGATAACGGTTTACAGTCAGCGTGCGTGATTGGGCAACAGGATATGCGTGGGAGGATCAATATCCTTGGCGAGTGCTATGTCCCAGCGGACGAGACCCTGGGTGTCGAACAGTTTCTGAGCAAATACTTAGTGCCAAAGCTGCGCCGGGAGTACGCTAACTTCCGCCCGGAGAACATTTTGTTCGTGATGGACCCCGCCTGTTGGCAGAGGTCGCAGGCAAATGAACTTCAGATTTCCACCGTCGTGGCCGCTATGGGGTACAAAACGCTCAAGGCGAACACCAACGACCCGGAGCGCCGGGTTGCCGCAGTGGAGAGTCTGCTTGTCAGGCAAATCGACGGTAAAGCTGGACTGCTCATTGACCCAAGTTGCCAACACCTGATTAATGCCACAGAGTGGGGCTTTCGGTACAAGAAAAATGCATCGGGTCAAGGGACGTTGACGTTCGATAAGAACCACTTTAGCCACATATCAGACGCTATGCAGTACCTAGCAGGACATTTTCAGGGAAACCTCGCAGGCATAGGGTATGGGTTTGAAAAGAAAGCCAAGGAGATTGTGCGAAAAGGGTACAAGTACACATAAAGTGTGCTAACATGTTAGCTATGAAACGCACAAACTACTACTTCCCTCAGCCCCTGTTAGACAGGCTTAAAAACGCGGCGACAGCTTCTGGACTGTCCATGGTGGATATAATCCGCCGTGCTATCGAAGCGGAACTCATAGCGAGGGGCTTCTGATGACCTCCGGCGTCTACCAAATCCTGAACACCGTGAACGGCAAGTGCTACGTTGGAAGTTCCAAAAACATTGAGTCCCGGTGGGGGCAGCATAGGTCAATGTTGGACAAAGGAACCCACCACAACCAAAAACTCAGCAACGCGGTCTCCAAACATGGTATAGCAGCCTTTGAATTTTCTATATTGGAGGGGTGCCCACCAGAGAAGAACCTAGACAGGGAGCTATTCTGGATAACACAGTCGAACTCCGTAGCTTCTGGGTATAACATGCGGTGGCGGCCTGACTCTAATTTAGGCGTCAAGCACAGCCAGCAGAGCCGGGAGAACATGGGGGCATCTAGGCGCGGAAAGAAGCTATCTCCGGAGCACTGTAAAAAAATATCGGATCGTATGAAGCTAAGGGACATAGCCCCCATGGTCAAGGCGTCCGCCGACGCTCGCCGGGGTGTCCCGCTGTCGGAAGAAAGACGGGCTGAAATAAGTGCATCGCTTACCGGCAAGCCGAAGTCACCAGAACATACGGCCAAAGTAGCCGCTGCGCACACAGGAACAAAGCGGTCGGAGGCGACACGCGCCAGAATATCCGAGGTGCAAAAAGGCCGCAAGTTAACACCAGAGCAACATGCGGCACGGTTTGGTGTGAAGCGCACCCCAGAGTCTATTGAGAAGCGCGTTGCTAAGATGCGCGGAGTACCCCAGAGCACGGAGCACATCGCCAAGCGCGTGGCAAAGTGCAAGGCAACCAAAGCGGCCAAAAAACAAGCAGCCCTCCAGGCACAGTTGGCGTCGGCTACATAAAGTGTACACTACCGCCATGCAACACTAACAGGCTAACGCAATGCAACAACTCGGACTGGCACCACCTCAGGCTAACCCACAGCAACTGAACATGGGTGGCGGGCTTATGAGTGCCAAGCCGTTGCGCACCCTATTAGCTCAAGAGGCCACTGCGGCCGCCATCAAACAAAGCGCTGAGCAGCAGAACCAGGGCATCATCCAGTCCCTGGCCACCCACATCCGGGCCGACTGGACACGGGCTAAGAAGGCCAAGCTGATCATTGAACAGGAGATGCTAGAGTCGATCTACGCACGCCGGGGCGAGTACACCCCAGCTAAGCTTGCAGAGATCAAGGAGCAAGGTGGCTCCGAGATTTACATGATGCTTTTCGCAACAAAGGCGCGCCAGGCCAAAGCGCTCCTGGGCGACGTGCTAATTGGCTCAGGTACCGAGAAACCCTGGTCTATCCACGCTACGCCCAAGCCTGACCTGCCGCCTGAGCTGGTGGATCAGATCATGCAAGGGGTACAGCAAGCGGCCATGCAGGCTGAGATGGGCCCCCAGCCACTTGAGGTGGAGCAGATTCGCCAGATGTTGCGCGACGCCAAGAGCCACGCGGAGCAGCAGATCAATGAGCAAGCATCCACTGAGGCCACGCGAGCTGAGACTGAGATCGAGGACATCATGGTGGAGGGCGGCTTCCTGGAAGCGCTAGACCAATACATCGATGACCTGACGGTGTTCAAGACCGCGTGCATCAAAGGCCCTATCGTGCGCCGCACGCCGCAGCTCACCTGGCAACGGGCACCTGGCCAACCACCCAAGGCCGTGGTGGAAACCCGCAATAGCCTCCACTGGGAACGTGTGGACCCGCTGATGCTGTACCCGTCGCCGTTCAGCCGTAGCGTCGATGATGGCCCGCTGATCGAACGTCACCGCCTGAGCCGAAGTGACCTGAGCGCCCTAATTGGTGTGGACGGCTACAACGAGGATGCAATCCGCGCGGTGCTCGACGCCCACGGCACCGGTGGCCTTAAAGAGTGGCTGACCATCGATACAGCTCGCCTTACCGCCGAGGGGCGTCTGAGCACGGCGGCTACCGACGCCACGGGCCTGATCGACGCGCTCCAGTATTGGGGCTCTGTCAGCGGCAAGATGCTGCTGGAGTGGGGCATGTCCAAGGAAGAAGTGCTCGACGAGGCCAAGGAGTACGAGGTGGAAGCCTGGCTGATTGGTGAGTGGGTCATCAAGGCTACGCTGAACCCAGACCCCTTGTGCCGCCGTCCATACTACTGCGACGGCTATAGCCGTATACCTGGCGCATTCTGGCACAACAGCCTGTTCGACTTGCTGCGCGACTGCGTGAACATGTGCAATGCCGCGGCCCGCGCGCTGTCGAACAACATGGGTATCAGCTCCGGCCCCCAGGTCATGGTTAATATCGACCGCCTACCCAAGGGTGAGCAGATCACGGAGATGTACCCATGGAAGATGTGGCAAACCATCACGGACCCAGCAGGCTCCAGCGCAGCGCCTATCAGCTTCTTCCAGCCCCAGAGCAACGCGGCGGAACTCATGGGTATATACGAGAAGTTTTCTACCCTGGCTGATGAGTACAGCGGCATCCCACGCTACATGACGGGCAATACCGACGGTGCAGGCGGCGCAGGTCGCACCGCGACGGGTATGAGCATGATGATCGGTAACGCCTCGAAGCAGATCAGGCAGTTGGTCTCCAGCACCGACATCCATGTGATCGGCCCAGCGGTGCAGGGCGCATTCGACTGGAAGATGAACTACGACCCGTTAGCTGACTACCAGGGCGACCTGAAGATTGTGGCTCGCGGCGCGCTAAGCTTGACCGTGAAGGACTCTGCCCAGGTTCGCCGTAATGAATTTTTAGCGTCGACTATGAACCCCGTGGACATGCAAATCATTGGGATTGAAGGACGGGCACAAGTTCTGCGCGAGTCGGCCAAGTCACTCGATCTCAACGTAGACAAGGTGGGTCCAAGCGAGTCTGTAATGCGGGCTAAGTCCCAAGCTGCGCAGCAACAAGCTGCCGCGCAGCAACAAATGCAACCCCAAGGTGGCCAACCCCAGGAGGGCCAACCCCAAGGTGGCCAGCCTCAGAACGGGCAAGAGCTGCTTTCGGGTGCCCCGGTAACGGACAACTTCAGCCCAACACCTCAGTAACCCAAGTTTTTTCACCAACCAAAGGAGCCTAAATGGCAACAAAACCTAACCCATTCGCCGCGTTCGAGAAATCCAAAGCGGACACCACCGATAAAGGCATGAAAGAGGGCTCAAAAAAGGAGCTAGCCGCGGATCGGAAGCTGATGGCCAAAACCCCTGCCAAGGCCCCAGCCAAGAAAAAGTGCTAAAAATAAATGTGGGTGCTCACTAACATGTTAGCGTGTTAGTGCTATAGTCCGCATATATGGATTTGAAAAACGAGCTAGCGCTGTTTGACCAACTCTCCGGTAACTACCGGTTTAAGGGTTGGCTGAGCAGTAAGCTCGATACCGAGTATTCCGTTTTGTCTCAGAACGCAGACATTGACCAGTTGCGACGCGCCCAAGGCCGGGCCCAGCTTCTCAAGTCTATGCTTGACCTTTTGGACAAGGCCCCCGTTGCCGTAAGGCAACATCATCCCGGCTAACGTGTTAGCTGGTTGTTTAGCCTGTCAAGTCACACGACTCAGGAGATAGTAAATGGCGTTACCAAGAGCAATTCAGGCTCAAGTTGAGCAAGCAGAAGCAACCCTCGCGGCCTATGCCGCACCAGTGGAGGCCCAACCTGCCGCTCCTGAACCGATTGAGGTGACGGCCAGCCCGTCAGAAGTGCCCGCTCCGGCCCCTGAGCCGCAGCCGACGCAGGCCCCTCCCATGACCTCCGAGGAGACATGGGAACATAAGTTCCGCAGCCTTCAAGGGCTGTTCAATCAGCAAGTGCCCATGTTGCAAGGCCAGGTGAAAGACCTGACCAAACGACTGGAACAAGCGATCGGAACCCTGGAGCAAGCGAAGGCCGCGCCCAAGCCACAAGAGCCCGCGCCGCGCACGGTAGACCCGAAGGACGTTGAAAGCTTCGGGGCAGATTTGGTGGACATGGTGAACCGTATTGCCGACAGCCGCTTTGGCGGCGTCGCGCAGCAGGTTGAGGCCAAGTTTGGAGAGCTACAGAGGATGTTGGGTTCGGTTGAACAGCGACTTGAGGGCACCACCCAGACCGTCGCGGTCAGCGCAGAGCAGACATTTTTTGACAAGTTGACAAAGCAGGTGCCAGATTGGGAACAGATCAATGCGAACCCGGCCTTTCTGGCTTGGCTGGCAGATTCTGACCCTGTGTACGGCGTGCCCCGTCAGCGAGCCCTGGACTCGGCCCGAGAGCAGTTGGACGTTGGACGCATTGTCAATGTCTTCCGTGCTTTTTCACCTGCCACGACAGTTGCCCCGGTGGTTCGCAACCCCGTTGACCGACAAGTTAGTCCGAAAGCTGGAGCCGCCAACGCGCCTCAAACCGTACAGCCCAAGACCATGTACTCGCAGAAGCAGATTTCTGACTTCTACAACGATATGGCCCGAGGCAAGTACCGGGGACGAGAAGCTGAAGCCTCAGCAATCGAGCAATCAGTAAACAGCGCCATCGCAGAAGGTCGCGTCCGATAGGGCAGACCTGGTGGCAAACCAGGAAATATCATGAGTATTATTACCGCAGCCGCGACGTTCCCCGTTTCCGGCTCCTTTGTTACGACACCGTCGTATTCTGGTACCTTCATCCCTGCAGTTTGGTCCGCCAAGCTCAATGCCAAGTTCTACGCCGCTTCGGTCTTTGGGGAAATCTCCAATACCGACTGGCAAGGTGACATCAGCGGCATGGGTGACAAGGTTCAGATCGCTATCGCACCTACGCTCACTGTGTCCGACTACGTGGCCGGTACCGCGTTGAGCTACCAAGTGCCAATTTCGACCAACGTCGAGTTGAACATCGACAAGGGCAAATACTTCGCCTTCCAGATCAATGACGTTCTGGAATACCAGGCCAAGCCTAACCTGATGGACATGTTCAGCACCGACGGTGCCGAGCAGATGCGTATTACCATGGACTCCACGGTGCTCTACAACACCTTCTCCAACGGTGATGTACTGAACAAAGGCGCCACAGCGGGCAAGGCTTCTGCCTCGTTCAATATGGGTACGGATACGACCCCCGTCACACTGACTCCCGCCTTAGCGCTCCAGAAGATTCTGGAAATGTCCTCGATCCTGGACGAGCAAAACGTGCCTGAGTCCGACCGCTGGCTGGTGATTGACCCATACACCCGTGCGATGCTGATGCAGTCCAACCTGTCTCAGGCCCAGTTCATGGGTGACGCGACTTCCACGGTGCGTAATGGCAAGATCGGTACCATCGACCGCTTCACGGTATATGTATCTAACCAGCTCCCCAAAGGCGCTGCGGGTACCGCGACACCTTGGACCTCGGCTGTTGGTAACGAGACCTCTGTGGCGTCCGTGGGGACCGTTGCGAAACGCCGCGCCATCATCGCGGGGCACAAGTCGGCTATCACCTTTGCCAGCCAGATCACCAAGATGGAAACGGTTCGTAACCCGAATGACTTCGGTGACTACATCCGTTCACTCAATGTGTTTGGCTACAAGGTCATCAAGCCCGAAGCTTTGGCACTGCTGGTCGTCAACTAAGCTAACATGTTAGTGTGATAAGATCACCCCAGCCACCTAAAAAGGGCTGGGGTTTTTTACGGGGGTCTCATGCTAAACCTTGACGTTTTCCTTCCACGGCTCTTGCCATCTGTCAACGGATGCCCGGAGCCTCTGGCACGCCAGGCGCTGATTGACTCCGCCATCGAGTTCTGCGAAGAAACGGGCATTGTGCGGGTCACCACGGACCCGACGCCCCTGCAACCCGGCGTCGCTACTTATAGCGTGGACCTGCCCGCGTCCCAGGCCACTGTCCAAATTCAACGTGCCTGGTACGGACCGCGTGAGCTGACCGCCGCCCCGGATTCCCAGATCACCGCGGTGAAAGCCTACGTGACAGACCCTAATGCCGCGTTCGAGCAGATTCCTCTTTACTTTCATGAGTCCGCCCCAGGTGAGGTCGCCCTCTACCCAACACCAGGTCTAGGCGCTACAAATAGCCTCGTACTGCGTGTCAGTACCAAACCCACACGGTCTGCCACTTCGGTAGAAGATATTCTGTACGAAGACTGGGCAGAGGCCATTGTTTCCGGCGCGCTCCGACGGGTACACGCGGTGCCTGATACACCCTTTTATTCTGTGAACGAGTCCGCACGGCACGGCTCGTTATTCCAGCTCGGGATCAACCGCGCCCGCTCAGAGTCCATCCGGGGCCGGGTACGTACCTCTGTCTCGGTCGCACCCCGTGCTTTTAGGTAAGGAAATACCATGACCTTCACCGCGCAGTCAATCATCCAGCAGGCCCAGGAGGTACTACAGGACACCGATGGTACCCGTTGGCCAGCTACTGAGCTAGTAGCCCATCTCAACGATGGGCAACGCGCCTTGGTAGAGCCCCGACCCGAGATGTTTGCCATAACCTCGGCATACGCTTTGGTCCCTGGGCCGAAACAGACGGTCCCATCCGACTGTGCTATCTTGCTTGAGGTCCCTCGGAACACCGGTGGGAGGGCGGTAACCCCGGTGCCACGAGCGACTATAGACGCCGTGGCCCCAACCTGGTATACCGGGACACGTTCAGTAACCATAGTTCACTACATGGTGGACGCACGCGAGCCCCAGGTCTTTTACGTTTTTCCACCGGCGGCTAGCGGCGCGAGCGTAGACCTAGTTTACGCAGCCTGGCCAGTTGATGTACCTACCCCTAGTGGACCGGCTTATGGGTCGGTATCAGGGAATATCAACGTCAATGACAGCTTCAGGAACGCGCTACTCCATTGGGTCTTGGCGCGTGCGTTTACGAAAGACGCGGAGTTTGGCGGTAATGCCGCGATGGCTTCTGCGCACATGCAGCTGTTCACCGGATACGCTGGTACGACCAAGCCGACTGTCGCGGAAAAAGCTTAGCTCGGTATTACCTGATGAGCCGCTACATCTTCAACATACTCGTCGCCATCGACCTACTACTCGCAGCATTCTTCGGGTGCCGCCGCAACGAAACTTTAAGCGCAGCCGCCTACAGCACAGAGCTATCAGGCAAGCTGGCCGGGCGCGTATTTCGCCCGCTGATTGACTGGATCATGTCCTTCCGCGAAGCCGATCACTGCCGCATCCAGTACGAATTTGAAAACCCCAAGAAGGAAAGCAACAATGCCTGAACACGACAACAACTTTCAAGATCGGCGTGCACTTCAAGAGACAAGCTGGCATCTCAAAAAAGAGATCAACGTCAGCTTGATCATCAGCGTGATCAGCATTGCTGTGGCCATAGTGCTCGGGTATTCCGACCTCAAGCGGGACATTGCTCTAATCCAGGCAGACCAGGTTGTGCTTCACCAGCACGATACCCAGCAAGGCAATGACAACGAACGTGCGCTTGGCCTGATTCGACAGCAGTATGAGCGCTTGGAAACCAAGCTCGACCGACTGATTGAACGCGGCCAAAAGTAACTCAATTTTTCACAAAGGAAATCACCATGGCATCTACCGCAGCATTTTGCAACAGCTTTAAACAAGAACTCCTCGCAATGACACCCCACACCGCAGCAGACGTGTACAAAATCGCGCTGTACACCGATGCGGCATCCACGCTGTCAAAGGCAACCACGGCTTACACCGCCACGGGCGAGATCACCGGCACAGGCTACACCGCTGGCGGTATGAACCTGGCTGGCTTCAGTGTCACGATCGACACTGACACCGCTATCCTGGACTGGACAACTGATCCGGTATGGGCAGCATCATCCATCACAGCGGACACGGCACTGATCTACAACAGCAGCCGCGCAAACAAAGCTGTGGCCGTGGTCAAGTTCACCAGCGCCACCAGCACCAACGCAGCGTTCACCGTGCAACTGCCAGCACCTGCCGCAGCTACCGGCCTGATTCGGATTGCTTGATCATGATCACCCTAGATGACATCACGGCCAAGGTAGACCCTGCTATCTTGGCGACACACGACACGCAAGCCATCACCGATGCCTTCAACGTTGGCCGCACCAAAGTACAGGCGCGGCTCGGTGGTATTGGCCTGGTGCTTGAAGCACTTGGCCCAGTCGATGGCGCTGCACTGCTTGATGGGCTGCAAGCCCTGTCCCCCACTATCCCCGCGCTCAAGTGGGCGTTTACGCTGATCAGCCGGGGCGAGCTTGACTTTGGCTCTGTAGCAACGCGCGGCATGATTGACATGCTGGTGGCGCAAGGTGCCATTGCTGCACCGCTTGGCGCCGCGCTCAAGGCGACGGCTGAAGTGCCTGACCTGGTGAGCACCTACGACATTACCGTCTGCGTACAAGACGACCAAGGGATCTGGAGAATTTAATGACGACAACAACCCTCGTGTCGGCTGTTACTCAGCTTTATAGCGGTAGCAACTCCACTTCAGTCTCTACATTTAGCTCTGTGCTTGACCTACGCAGTGCTATGACGGCCTATGTAACCATGCGACTTGCCACGGCCACAGCGCCTACAGCGCAATGCGTCTGCAATGTGCTTTGGTATCACTCGACT